GGACTACAATATCATTTAACACATTTATTAAGGGAGAAATGGGTGAGCCTGAAAATAGTAATCACCTGATAATTTAACATGGATAATAAGTTTCGCAGATATGGTGAACAACCTGGAATACCACATATAATTAGGGTAACCAATGACGCTCAATGGGAAGTTATTAACGAATTCAAAAGAGGCGGTGGTTTAAGATATTGTATTCTTAAAAAATCTCCTTTTAAATATGAATACTATTGGTCTTATAGTAATAAAAGAAATCCTTTTGATTGGTTGATGGATGTCAAAGGACCAAAAATGCCTAGATGGCTTATCGTTGATGAAATATATCAAGAAATTAAATTTAAAACATTAGACTATAAAGAAGATATACATGGTAAGAGATTGTATATTAGAAATGCTGATAATTATGAGGACTTGAAATGAAAATTATAGATAATTTTTTACCTGAAGAAGATTATAAAAAAATTTTAGAAGTGATGTCTGATACTGGTTTTGATTGGCACCTTGCAGATAAGATAACCATAGAACAAAAAGACAAAGATATTTTTTTCTATCTATGTCATGTATTTTATAATCAAACATCATTACAACAAAGCAGTTTCTTTGAATTAATATTTCCATTATTAAAAAAGGTAGACCCTAAAGCTTTGATTAGAGCAAAAGCAAATCTTTATTTAAATCAAGGTCTAGGTGTAAAAGAACATGCTAGTCATACAGACTATCCCTTTCCACATAAGGGTGCCTTATATAGCCTAAATACCTGTGATGGTTATACTAAAATAGGTAACGAGAAAATACCAAGTGTGGCAAACAGAATTATATTTTTTGACCCGTCTGAACATCATTGTAGTACATCTTGTTCAGATACTAAAACAAGAATGAATATTAATATTAATTATTTTTAGATTGAGAGTTATATTATGCATAAAGAAAAACTATTAAATTTATTTCCAAGGCCTCTAATCCAAATGGAAAATGTCTTTACGGATAAACTAGGATTTATAGAGGGTTTTTTAAAAGAAGAATTAGAAAAGACAGGTCATAAAAGAACACCTACTCAAAATGTAGATTCAACATTTCATTTAGACACCAATTTATTTGAAAAACAAGAGATAAAATTTTTAACTGATTTTATTTATCAGAAAGCTATAAACTTTTTAAGACATCTCCAATATAGTGATTCATATATTGACAAGTGTAAATACAATGAAATGTGGTTTAATATTAGTGATGAAAATGATTTTTTATTTCCTCACCACCACGGATTTTGTTTAGTATCAGGTGTTTATTATATAAAGGCACCAGAGAAATCAGCGATAACTTTTTATGACCAGTCATATTATTATCCGAATCACATAGAAGTTAAATCTCCTAATATATACAATCAAAAAGATGTAAATATGGATTGTAAGGCAGGTAACTTACTTATGTTTAAAAGCGATACATTACACGGAAACAAATTACAACCAAAGGGCGAGAAGATTGCCATTTCTTTTAATTTAGGATTATAACATGCACAAAGTAATTGACGATTTTTTAGATAAAGAAGATTTTTTAAATATTCATAATTTAATTATGAATGAACCTTTTCCATGGTTCTATATGGACTCTTACAGAGAAACTGGTTTAGATAAAGATAAATCAGATAATTTTTCTTACTATCTACATATATTATATGAAGATACTATACCATCTTCTCCTCATTATGAAACTATAATGAAGAGTGTTTACAAAAAACTAGATATCAAATCTATGATAAGAGTTAAGATAAACAGTTATTTAAAAGATAATAAATTAATAGAACACGAATTACATACAGACTATAATTATTCTAATAATGGTGCTGTGTTAAGTATAAACACTTGTGATGGTTATACTAAATTAGAAGACGGTACTAAAATACAAAGTGTCGCAAATAGAATGTTATTGTTTGACGCTTCAAAACCACATTGTAGTACCAACACCACTAATCAACCGAGGAGAGTTAATATAAACTTTAACTATTTTTAACATGATAGAATTTATTTTAAAAGGACAGGTCTATTTGTTTCTTATTGTCTTTGTGATGATGATAGCAGGTATGATAAAAGAAAACAATTTGTTTAGTGATGTATTTGCATTTCTAAAAAGAAGTATTAAAAGTAACAGAGCTATTGTAGCCTTGTTTAGTGCATTGACAGGTGTATTACCTATCAAAGGTCGTGTAACTGTATCAGCAGGTTTGTTAGATACATTGGCACCTAAAGATAAAAAGAAAAGAGAGAAGTTTGGACCTATTGATTTTATGTCTTCACATCATTATTATTTCTGGTCGCCAATAGAAAAGACTGTTATATTACCTATGGCTGCCTTTGGTTTATCTTATACTGCCTTTCTAGGTATTATGTGGCCGTTAATTGCAGCTACATTTGCTTATATAATTTGGTATCTAGTTTATATGGTAAAAGATACTGACATTGCATTAGTAGAAACAAAAAAGAAAATTAAAGTAAGTAGAATTACAAGATATGTATTCCCATATATTATGGGTGTTAGTGCTGTAATTGCAGGTGTAAATTTCTTATGGGCATTTGGTATACTTACATTATACTATATCATTGTAACTCAAACATTTAATTGGAAGAAACTATTAGGTTATGTAGATTGGAAGATTATAGCTTGGGTTGCCTTAATTATCATACTTGCAAATACAACAAGACTATATACAGGTGAGATAAAAGAATTTATAGGTAGTACAGGTGTTGATATGAATAGTCCAGTAGGATTTGGTGCTATATCATTACTAGCATTTGGTTTTGCATGGATATTAGGTTCATCAAGTAGATTTGGTGCAATCATGGTAATACTAACTAGTTTATATGGACTTGCATATCTACCATGGTTTTTTGCAGTTGACTTTGCTGGATATATATTATCACCTATGCACAAATGCGTAGCAATTGGTAAGATGTATTTTGGAACAAGTCTATCTTATTACGGTAAACTATTAGGTGGTTGGGCATTATTGCTAGTCGCCATATCAGGAGTTATGTTATATGCTTGACATTAAAGAATTAACTATGCAACATCACAAAGACGCCGAAAGACAGGCATTTGTGAGAATACTCATGTCTGGTAATATAGATGAAAAACTATATGCGACATATCTATACAATCAACTTCAATGTTATTCTGTATTAGAAAAATATGGATTACATAACTCATTGTTTAGAGATACACCTGGTTTATTAAGAGCTGAACATATATTATATGATTATAATTCTTTTAAAATAGATACGCCAGAAATCACACAAAGTACAAAAGATTATATTGCTCATATTGAATCTATACAAGATGAGGCTATGAAACTATATGCTCATATATATGTACGACATTTAGGAGATTTATCTGGTGGTCAAATGATTATGAGAAAAACTCCAGGTCCTAATAGATATTATAAATTTAAACATCAAGAGGTCGGAGATTACAAAAGAATTGTAAGAGAGACTATCAATTCATATTTAAATGTATATGAACATTCTGTCTTACCAGAAGCTACTTTCTGTTTTGAAAGTGCAACTAAACTATTTAAAGAAATGAAGGAACTACATGATTTGGGATAGACTAATAAGAAATAGTGAAACTATAATACAAAAGTTAAATTTTTATTTAGATGAGTATAATGAACCTGGTATGGATAGATTCAACAACGATAGTTGGACTAATAGAACATGGTCAAATCAAGGCGTAAGACGAGCTCATGTTGATGTTGTTGATGTAAGAGAAGAAAAAGGATTATGGATGCAACATGTCTGTATCTTTCCAGGATTAACAAATGGTGGACCTATTTTTGGCTGGGATATTATTGCAGGCGAAAAGAAAGTTACTGGTGCGTTTCACGATTTCTCACCGTTACTTAAAAAAGACCACCGAATGGTAAATGCTTTCGGTGATTTAGTATCAAAATATAAGCCTTCTAAACCTAGAGAATTGCCTGATTGGGCATTAAAAATTTTTAGTCCTCACATGATAGCCGCTGGTAATATTAGAGAAGAAAAAGAGTTAAATGATATATGTCTTTTGGTTGAGAATAATTTATCTTTTTATCTTGATAGAATAGTAGAATTCCATGACGATAGTAAGCCGGAAGATGTTAGAGAAGCGCAAAATTACTACTGTAAACATCAACAAATGAATCCACATACACCTAGAGTTATGCAATCCCTTGGTTTACCTGAAGAAGACATTAAATTGTTTTGTTCCGATAATCTCTTTCCTATCATTAAATAATTCTTATAAATATACCAGAAAAGGTAACAATTATGGCAAAACCAGCAAGTAGAGAGAATTTAAAACAATATGCTTTAAGAGCGTTAGGTAAGCCTGTAATTGAGATTAATGCTGATGACGACCAATTAGAAGATAGAATTGACGAAGCGTTACAGTATTTTTCACAGTATCATTATGATGGCGTACAAAGAGCATATTTAAAGTATCAATTAACAGAAGCTGATAGAACTAGAATGACGGCAGATTCTTCAGAAAGTATAACGAAGAATGGTGTCACTACATCATGGAAAGAGGGTAACAACTTTATAGTTGTACCAGAAAGTATCATATCAGTAATCAATATATTTCCGTTCTCAAATAAGTCAAACATGAATTTGTTTGATGTAAGATATCAAATGAGATTAAATGACTTGTACGATTTTTCATCTACAAGTATTATCAACTATGATGTTGTATTGAGACACTTGGACTTTTTAGACCATATCTTGGTGGGAGAAAAACCATTAAGATTTAATCAACACGATAATAGATTATTCATTGACATGGATTGGAAAAATGATTTAGGAGTAGGCGAGTATATTGTAATTGAAGCATATAGAAAAATGGATCCAGAAACTCATTCAGATGTATTTGATGACATATTTTTAAAAAGATATGTAACCGCTTTGTTTAAAAAACAATGGGGTGCTAATCTATCAAAATTTGGTGGAGTACAAATGATAGGTGGTGTGACCCTAAATGGTCAACAAATTTATTCAGAAGCGCTTCAAGATGTTGATAAATTAGAACAAGAAATCAGAAGCTCGTATGAATTAAATCCAGCAATGATGATTGGATAAAATGACATGGCAGTTAACCACTATTTTCAAGCCGGCAGAGGTATAGGTAACGACTCTGAAAAGAGGTTACATGAAGATTTAATTATTGAAGGCCTAAAGATATATGGTCAAGATATTTACTATCTACCTCGTACACTTGTAAATAGAGATTTAGTTTTAGGAGAAGATACATCTAGTAGATTTGATGATTCATATTTACTTGAAATGTA